AAGCCATGTAACTTCCAAGGGCTGGAAGTAAAGCTGATGCTATACCACCCATTGCTGTTCCTGATCCATCAGGATTAACAAACTTACTACCAATACCTTTAGCTAAATTAAAAGCACCTTGTGCGCCACCTAAAAGACCTGATCCTTTAACCGCTGATGCTGGTCCAGCAGCGCCTGAAACAGCTGCTTGACCAAAATTACCTAATAAACCTTTTCCAAAAGTTCCTAACTTAGATAGAATTCCTGCTCCGCCAGCGCCACCTGCGCCACCAAACATTCCAGCTAACGGACCTGCGCCCATTAAACCTGCTCCACCTAATCCTAATGCTGCTATACCTGCAATAGGTGCCGCTTTTTTTGCGACTTCTCTGACTTTTCTAAAAAACTTCTTAAACATGTACTCCTTGGCAATTCATGATATTGTCTGATTTTGCAAGGAAGGTTAACCTTGATGTATTAAACCTATTTTATTCTATATTTATAGGCATATTTACTGTAATGTGCAATGAGAAATATGAATTTTGACATAAAGAAAGTGCCGATGGTCCGTGTTACGTGGTTAGATGCCCGTGATACTGAGACAGGATGGCTAGATATAAAGGAAGTTATAGGTGCTCCCTTAGCCACATGTCAAGAAGTTGGCTGGTTAGTTCATAATAATAATGAAAAAATTATTATTATGCGTTCATATAGCAAGGATAAAGAAGAAATATCCGGTGGTGGTGCAATAGCAATACCTAAAGGATGGATAACAAAAATAGAATATTTAGAGGTAAGTTATGCAGAAAGAAGCAGTAATAAATAGTTTATTTGGCGAAACTATTTACTTTACAACGATAGAAAATAATAATGAAGAGACAGCAAATCATGTTGAATCTTTTGTAAAAGAAAAGCCAGGACAAACCGCAGCTACTACTGATGTGAAAGGTAACACACAGTTTACTGATTTAGAAGAGGCTAAGGATAACTTACATAATGATAGTAAATACAAAGAATTATATAAAAATATAGCTAAGAATATTAACGATTTTTTAAAAGCTAAGGGTTATAGCAAAGATAAATTTGATGCTCACATAACAAAGTCATGGGCTACTTACACCGTAAAAGATCAACATATTGCTAGTCATAAACACACCGCTAGTCATTTTAGTTTTGTTTATTATGTTAGAAATGATGACATGGGTAATATAAGATTTGAAAAAGAATTAGCTGCACAAACAGGATTGTTTATTCCCCCTACTGATCAGTACATAGTAGATTGGAATCAGTTTAATTTTTCTAGTTATATATTCCCTGTTAAAACAGGAAACTTTTTAATCTTTCCAAGTGGATTATTACACTACACGGAAGTTAATACTAAGGAGGAACCAAGAATAAGTATTAGTGGTGATATACTACTAACAATGAAACCAGGGGTGAAAACAGAACACTGTATTCCTCATCCAAGTGGCTGGGATACTATTTCGAATTAATTGTCAAGAAAACAATTATAAAAAGATTACTTGATAATTATGACAGACGTGTTTAAATTAGATCTCACCCAAAAATTAAAATTACAGGAGAAAATATGGAAAACCAAGAAGTATTGAAGGCCATAGCTGTCCTCGCTGACAAGGTGAGTCGCTATCATGAACGTTTATTAGCATTAGAAAGAGATCACAAAAGACACACAGACGGGTGTTCGTGTCATGAAAAACCAAAAGAAATAGCTAAAGGTCCTGATTACCCTACTATTGGTAGACCATTAACAGAAGATGAAAGAATGTTTGTTCAATCAAACATGGCAAAACATAAGGCAGCAGCAAATGGATCCTAATTGTCCTTCTTGTGGTTGCGAAAAAGAAAAATGTATCTGCGAGGATTTCTGCGAAAACTGTGGCGCTTAGTCGTTTTTAGTTTTACCAAAAACATCTGGTAATTTTACAACTTTAATTTCAACATTTTGTTCTATGTCATCTTCAGTTGTGTCAGTAGAGGGATTATTAACATCTTCTTTTGCATGATCCTCTGAATCATAATCATTACCTGTTTTCTTATTTTTTATTTCAACATGTACTTCAGGTTGAATAATAGGAATTTCTTGGCCTTCCGCCATATATGTTCCAACTTGCTTTGATTCTTGTACTTTTTTAAATGTCATTATGTTATCTCCATTACACTGACTAAAATTTTTATGCCAGCCCCTGTTAAAGTTATTGTATCTGCTTTTTCTAAAACAATTGGTTGATCTAATAACTGTAATTGTGCGCCGTCCGCCATACTATCTTTATATAATTCGGTTGTAACACTCGCACTAGAATCAACAGCCGAAACTGTTGTAGCCACCGCTCCACCACTCTCATTAGATATATAAATACTTTTAACTAATGTTGTTGTAGGTAAAATAGGAGGAGCAGCTCCTTCATTTGCGGTAGGAACCGTATAAACTGTTCCTGTTCCTGTTTTAGAAAAACTTAAAAATGAATCAGCCAAGGAACCAACTCCTTGCTGTAGACTCATCCTTTAAATCTTGTTGAAAACCAAAATTTAATTGTTGAGTTATTTGCTCAAGCAAACGAATAAGAACATCAAACTGAGAAGCTTGGTATTCTGGTGTTGCCTGAGGAAATCTTGTTGTACTTATTTTAGCCATTATCTACCTCCATCTGGTTGAACATCAAGTCTCAAAGTTCCGTATCGCCAGTTATCTCCAATAGCATCGCTTTGTACTTTAATATTAGCCTGTCTTCCTCTTCCTCTTATATCAAATTTTTCGGTAGTAGGCACTACTGTTCTTGTGACTGTAGTAGGAGTAGTTGAACTCGGGTATGTTTTAAATGTAAGGGTTAAATCTACTGACCCTGCTAAATCTTTAAAGTTTGGTATTCCTCTACCAATATGTAGAAAAGGTTGACCATCAGCAATATCAAAATCACCTGATTCAATATAGGCATCAATTGCCGCACTTACATTATCTGTTCCTGTTTCTTGTTGATATATATTAGAGGCCCCTGCTGTTACTCCTAACACTGCAGGTGTTGTTCCTGTATTTGTTGGTACATAATAAGATGCGTATGGCTTTTCGTAGACGCCATAATCTTGCCATGAAGTTCTTGCTAAACTACCAACAGACCAGCAATCTTCTAAATAATTATAAGTAACAAATCTATCAATCTGTTGAGCATTAAGACTGCAATAAAACCATGTTACTTCATTAAACTCTGAATTAACTGCCGCATACGTTTCTGGTTGTGTTGTGATATTAAAATCTTCAAAGACATAATCTTGAACACTACAAGGCATTTTAGAAATAGCACCATCAAATTTATAGAAAGAATTTTGAGACATCCAAAAAGCTGTACCGTTTACATCGATAGCCGCGTGTTGGGAAACTGCTCCACAGTTAGCCCCTATTTGAGAAAGAGCAAAAGTAAAGGGTGCACCAACAAATTGTAGTGCATGTAAACTTGTATCAGTCCAAACTAAAACAGCATTACGAGACCGAATAGCATCCATAATTTTAGATCCATCCTGTATTCTAAAAGAACCAGCTGTGTTCGTTGCTGTCGGTGTCCATGTACTGTAATCTTCTT